AACTATCCCTGAGGGATTCAAGTCCAGTGTCAGGGGAATCTTTGAAAAGGGTGTTACTGTTTGGCGTTCTCCGCAGAGAATCGGTAACACAAATGTTCGCAACAATCGGATTGACAAAACGGTTAGGGTGAGTCTTAGTGCGTAAAAATGATTATGTGCTTAACGGCATTTATAAGAAAATCATGGCGTCTCCTCCGTCGTCGTCGGAAGCCAGGCAGATGCAGTTGGAGCACATGTATCGGCGTCAGTTAATGGGTAAGTGTCTTTCTAGGTTTACTTGGGAGGGACTACCTAACGGAATTGATCCGCGGTTCATTGAAGCAACCATTTTCAACAATGGGTATTCGGTATTCTATTTTGACAGTTTCTTTGAATTGTTTATGGCAATGCCTGCAACCATTTCAGGTCCCCTAGACATTCAGGATAACCCCACGGGATATCGTATCACTCGGAATGGTGTCTATTCTCGTGAGGTGAGCGCAAACGAGTCTGTCTGTATTTGGGGTAATCAGGTTCGTGAGCCTGAAATTGACGTAGTGCTTTCTTACGCTGCAAGGCTTGCTCAGATTGACAGAACAATTGAAATTGATCTGTTGAATGAACGTAACCCGATGATTGTTGCTTGCTCTCAGGACCAACGCCTTACTATTCAGAATCTTATTTCTAAGATTTACGATGGTGAGCCCGTTGTGTGGGGGACCGAGAATATGAGTATGGATAATCTCGCTAACACTATTGGCGTGTTTCCCCTTAATCAGAATGCTGGTGCTGGCGCCGTTTCTTCAATCAAGCATATGGAATCCAAGTCTAAGATTTGGGGAGAAGCGCTCACAATGCTCGGCATTATGAATGTTAATTCTGAGAAGCGTGAGCGCATGGTGGTTGAGGAAGCGGCCGCTAATTCGGGGCAGGTGCTTGCGTCTCGTGAGTCATTTATGAAACCGCGTGAACTTGCGTGCGAACAAATTAATGAGATGTTCGGGCTTAACGTGTCATGCTACTGGGCTGTAGACGACAATGCAGCGCCAAACCTTAATGATTATCTTGCTAATTCAAATTTGACGACCTATGGGGGTGACGATGTCAGTAACAACGATAATGCTTCGTGACGTTGTTAAGTTAACCAATGACCACATTGGTCTTGACGACTACCCGATTTTCGATGAAGCGTATCGAAAAACTCTGAACGATCGAATTAAGAAGTCATATTGGCTTCAAGAGATTGCTCACGAAACAATCGATATCTTTATCTGGCGGTTAAGCCTTAAGATGGAACTGATTATGCCGCGGTATAATCGAATGTATCTGGCTGAACTGCAAAACACTGACCCGCTTGAAGGTAATCGCAACTACAGCGAGACCAGTCAAGACGGCAGGTCCCAGAACTCTGGGGTCAACCACCAGACGGGCAGTGGCAGTGGCACCAACAAGTCCAAGGGGCGCACCGTGGGCTCGGACACTCCCCAGACACGGCTTGCGGGTGATGGGGACTATGCTACGAGTATTAGCGACGCGAGCACGTCAGGTGACACTACGTCTCGTAACGAGTCGGATAGCACGTCGTCATCGAATAGCAATTACACCAATAATCAACACTCTAATTCATGGGGATATTCGGGCTCCAAGGCTCGTGCAATTGCTGATTATCGGGGCACGTTGCTTAATGTTGATGACTTGGTTATCGCGGAACTCAGCGAACTATTCCTAGGGCTATGGGACACAGATATGCCACATACTCCTGGGGGACTTATTAACGGATACACTTACGGCCTAGGACTTGGAGGATATTATGGCTACTGGTGACAACATTATCGGCTCTATCGATCAAGCCCTTTGGCGCGTTCAGTCACGATCGGTGAACAACATTACCCCGTT